CGGGCTCAGCTCAGCCGCGCAACAGACTACGAAAGTCTCAACGCCCAAGTAGGGCGCCCCCGGTGCACGTACTTCCCAAAGATTGTGATCCAGCGAACTAGACCCCAACCCCGGGCGGCACATGCCCCTAGCCTTTGTTTTAGTTCAGAGCTCACTGAACGCTCATAACGGTTAAAGGCCATAGAGCTTACGCCCGGGTTGCTCAGCGACAACCCTACCAGTTTTAATTGAGGGGACTTTTTACGACTGACCTTGCTGAAGGGTCAGAAGCTTTACGCACCAAATGAAGACAACGCCAATACGGACGCGGTGAAGTTACCGCCGGTAAAACTACCCGTACACTGGATGAAATTGTTAGCGTTTAGATCATCCAAGGAGTCAGCAATCACGAACTGATTCGTGGTTGGATAACTCGGAGGATTGTAAACCTGCGCAATGTACGGTTGGCCCTGGATCAAATACCCTCCAGCGAAAGTGACAGTGGTGGAGGGAAGAAAGATAAATGGCCCAGTGAAGAATCCTGCGTAGGATCCCCCGGTGATACCATCATATGAAATGGTGACGTCCGTAGCAGACGTTTGGCTGTTCACTGTGAAAGTCGGCATCAGGATATTGCCTATCGAAGAATATGACGGGGCCCAGGTTGGGTCGCAAAACTCCAGATCATAATCCAAATGGTAAGTGCCATAAGTCAGGCTGCCTGTGGGCACGTCATGCATCAAAATGTTGACGACACCTGCTGAAGCCTCCATGGAATACAGACCGACTGCTTGAAAAGGGTCGGTTTGGTGCCATGATTTGTCGCAAGGGATGATCCATTGATTGGACATCCAGACGTTGTGTTCCACACTTGGCAGATTGGAATAGATCTGATATTGAGTAGCGATGCTGGCATTAGACGTGGTTGTATTTCCAGAGCCTTGAAGAAGCGCTGCCATGGCCATGTTCGGATTCTCATTGTATGAGAGCATGATCATGCCGGCCGTGGTGGAGGAACAAGCCGGAATATAGCGCATTCGCAATTGTTTGACTCTGAATCGGTTGAAGCATTGTGCCATCGCCGTCATTCGATTTGTAGTGATGCCGCCAACTGCATTTCCAGTGCCACCAACAAAAAGCCCGAACAAAAACGGGTTTAAGTTGACGGCCGCGATGTTAAACGTTGAATTAGAGATGCTAGATTGGGCGATTTCAGCAAGAACAAGTGTTCCATTGATGTGAGCGGCTGCAGATGGATATTTCGTGAGCCTAGAACCAACGGCCGCTGGGGCGGCTTTGGCGACTCGACGGACAGCAACGACTCCTCCCTTTGAAGGTTTTGATTTCCCGGACTTTGTTTGGGAGCGACGGGTGCGCTTGGCACGTTTTGACCGTGACTTTGGAACTCGGGCTTTGCCTGCTTTGTTTGGCATTGCATGGGCGTTTTGATATTTAATGACTTCTCAGTCCCCTCGGCGTCTGGTTAAACGGGCCAATCGCAAAAGATTGAACCCAACCGGGAGCGGGGTCGCCAGGCCCCTGTGGTGCCATCCCCCCGGTGATTTTACTCAAATACGAGGCGGTAAAGGACACGGCCGACCCTCATGGTCAACCGCTCTAAACATCAAACAACGTGCCTCGGGGGCTTGATTTGCCCCTACGTCTTTAGCCGCATGCGCAAGCATGTCATCGGCAAAACGAATGATAGTGTTCTTGAGCGAAACATCAGGCTCGCCAGTGAGTATGCTGGCTTCGAATTTGCTCTTCACTTTAATCGGTTCGGCGTCAGTGGGGTACATCACTTTGCTCACAAACTGCCTGTCCTTCAAGAGACGCCGCACCCAAGGCGGATAAAAGTCCCAAGCCAGGTCAGCCGCACGCAAGATAGGTTCCCAGTGATTCTTATCATAGGCCGAGGCGTCAGTGCAGTCGGCGTGTTGAAAATGCCCTCGAACCGCTGCACTTATCTCGGCCAAATCTACCGGGTTGGCCCCCTTCGCCCAGACCAAATCCACGCGGTGTATGCACTCCGGGAGGTTTTTATACACACCCGGCGCAAGTAATTTGCCGACCTTCTTGGCGACGAGTTGAACTGTAGGGCCCCGAAGGGAACTCAGTTCGTCGCTCAAAGCCGAAATACCACGCGGTTTCGGTATCTCTTTGACCTCCAACTGTGTCTTGTTGAATGTCTTGGAGACATGCAGCTTCTTCATCGTCGAACCCTGCTGCAACAAGGTATGAAACGCCCGTGTGAAGTCAACCCGCCTGTTGGCGGGGTACACACCAGGGCGATTGACCCACCAGTCAAATCTCTCCTCCATCGACCACTTCAGTTTGTGGTAGTCACGTAGGGCGAGCCGAAGGGGATGACAAATCTCAATCACAAGCTTTTGGAGTTGCATCCCCACCGGGGTGGGCATCGGCCGCGCTAGAGCCCGTCTCAACAGCAGTGCGCGCATCCCGTTAGCAGCGCACCTAGACGTAAAGCTCACAAACTTATCCATACACCCCGGGCCGATGAATTGCGGGGCAGGCGCGTTGTGCGAGTGTTCCTCACATTCAATCCCATCGATGACGCGCAAATCGGTGGGTGTGGCAAAGTTAGCCACAGGGGGTCGCATTGTCACGACGTACCCCCACAACACACGCCCGTGGTGTTCACCAACAGGCTCCAGAGTCAAATCCGCGGTCGGCACAATCTCCATTAATGTTCGACACCCGCGTGTCACCACCATCTCAAAGGTGGAATCCAACGGCGGGAGTTGAAATGGCCGACCCCGCAGACACAGCCTACCTCGAGGAGCCCCGGTGTCTGGATCAACGGGGGAGTAATGGCTGTAACTGCGGTAATAATTGCGGACACCGAATCGGTTGTAGGCAAAGTGAGCCAACACGACCGGTGTATGTCCGAGATACACGTACCCTAAAGCTTGGATGATGTGTTGCGCCAGCAAAAAATAATTGCTGGTCAAGGCAGTCTCCAACAACCCAATGGCAAGTGCAAACAAGGGGGCTAGCGGCCCAGAGATGGTTGAGAGGAACAAAGCGACTGCCTCCTCCAACAACGCACCGGCTGCATAGCTCCACAAACGGGTTGGTGCCACGGGGACCTCCAACTCCGTATCTTGCTTGATAATAATTGACGCCACTGGGTGATGTATAACACCATCTTCTGGGTACGGGCATTCCCGGATTGCGTTTTCAAAGTCCAACAACTCATCGATTGTAAATTGGTAGCCGTATTGTTTGGTCACCCACTCAAGGGTGGCATCGCAACACATGGGCGTGGACTCTGGACGGACGCAAAACCGTTCCATCCGCAGGACCCATTCGCTCCTCAGATGGGCGGGGATAGTTTTCCTGCGGGCTGTGTTTGTCACTCGCAACCACAAATCAACAAACGCGCGAATGATTGGGACGTCACCATAGTAAGCTTTGTAGCACAGCGCCAAGTCGCGCAAACGCCCGAGACGATACTTCTCAGGGAGTTGGCGAACAGATGAATGAGCGCGTGTCAAAAACCGACCAATTTTCATGACCATGACAGAAATCGGGAAACCCTTGGCACTTTGCATCGGTACCGGGAAACATGAGTAGAATTCTGCGTGATCAGGATCGTCCTGCACGTATTTGTTGACGGAGTTCGTCAGCGAGTAACCGGCGGCTTCACTAACGGCCATCACCGCCGACATGTCGGCGGAGTGGCGAGTGAAAGAGGCGACATCATCGCCACCGGCTAAACAAGCGTAATTGCCTACCAGAGTCGCTAGGTCGACAATCCACTTCGTCCATCGAAACTTTACCAAGGGGGCTGGGACGAAAACCCTCCAGGCGTGATGTAAGAGCGACATAGGTTCGCCGCTCGTCCAACGAGATGGCAATCCTCCCACACATCGACTAACTTGGACTGCAACACTCCACAAACCAATCACAACGAAGCA